ATTAGAAAAGGTACCTTAAATATTCTACTAGCAATAAAAAACCGCTTTAAGGGCGGTTCATCTAAAATTCACAGGTACTTAATGAAGATTTTTTTCTGTCTTTGCATCTTTCTGGGCTCACAAATTTTTCCAATAAAGTTAGTTAACCACAAAATACTTTCTTCACGATCTTCAAAATGAGGTATAAGGCTTAAATCTACTTTTATTTTGCGATCAACTAAAGGCAAACTTAAACAATGTTCAAAGTCTATTGAGCTGTACTTCAATTTGAGTCTTTTTTCTGCAGCTTGATTCTTTATCTCAGCCATAATGCGATTTAGATTAACAATCAAATTATTTGAAATTTTATTATTTTCATTTACCCGTTCGTAAACTGTCTCAGCTACATCAATGTAATTTATTAGCTCTACATTCTCATTCATAGCATTTGTACTCCGTTTTTTTAATTATTCTCCTAAAATCATGTTTATTTGAGTCACCTAATGCATCATCTAAGTAAATATTGTTTAAATTCGATTAATTTAATTTTAAATAAATTATTGAATTAATAATATAATTATTGGATTTTATAATATCTTTATACATCTTTATCCTTAGCAAATTCAATTAAAATTTAATAAAAAACCCCGCCAATAACTAGTATGTAGCGGGGCCATTTGCGCCGTAATACGTCCGGCAAACGATAAAACTAGTTTTTAGGTGATCTAATGATATTTAGAACTTTCTCAGACATATCATGTAAGTCAGATCCAATTGGCAGCCAAAAATGATAGTTAATGTTGTCGCGGTTAAAAACTTGCTTGTAGTACTCAGTTTTAAAAGATGGGTCGATATCAGAAGCTTTTAGTAATCTGCCTTCTTTCTCTATCTTTTGCCCATCTAGTTCACCACCAACACAGATATTCATTTTAAGTACCAAATTCTAATTAGACTGGACTATAGCATAAATATAAACATGCTTAAGTGGGCATTCTTAAACGCTTAACATTTAGACAAGCATTCAATTTAGATGATTTATAATGTAACGACCATGTATTTAGGATGAAGACAGCTAATGTGTGGTGTAAATCTAACCATTAAATCAAAGGAACATTACTTAATGCAAAGAAAAGGGGCGCTTTGATTGTACTGGTGGCGCTTGGTGCCCACCACCAGTACAACACAATATCAATTCTACAATTAATTAATATGGAGGTGACACAAACAAATAACTATCATTTCTAATAGAATTTCAGGTGGCGATGTTTGGCGACGAGCCACCTGATTTAATTTTAAATCATAATTGAAATCTAGCAAGTATAAAAACAAAAAGCCCATCAAACGATGAGCTTTAGATCAGTGAATTACTTATACTTCGTCCACTATATCAAAAATATGCCATAAAGCGTCTAGACAGTCAACAAGTCTAAATTATGCTTTTCTACTAATTGAGAAGCTTTTAAACGTTCAACGATTTTAATCATTAGATCATTGGCAGTTATAACGTCGATTCCTTCAAATGCTTTTAGTGTTAATTGCAATTTATTATTAATTACATTTGTAATTATTGATATTTTACCAAAATAATCAGGGTAGTATTTCAAAGTTTCATTAACTTTCTCCCGACTAACGCCTTCATATAGTTTTACAGTGTATGTTTTCATTTGAACCTCCATTTTGTCTTAATCTTTTATCATGACCTAATAAATAAAATCTAGCGCAACTCACCATAATTGCGACCTGAGCTTTAGATTGGTTTGTTTCTTGAGCAACCTTCAACAATCCTTTATTTTCAACCTTATTTTTAATTAAACAAATTAATGCAAACTTAGTTGTAAAATCTGTTTTATCAGAATTTAATAGACTTCGTAAAAGTGCTTGAATTTGATCCGCCTCATAATCACTGATCTCACATCGAATATAAGATTTACTTTTTTGTACTTCTTTGCCAGCTTCACGCATCAACCAGTAAATTTGATTGATATGAAGCCCATCTGGCAAATCACCCCCTTTCATTCTAACTGTTTCACACCATGCGCCAAACTGCTCTAACCAACCGTCAATAGTATATTTAGACCAATCCATTTGTTGTGTTTTTAAAACTGCACTCATTTTTCACCCACCAATTGCTCAATTTGTTTAATCGCCACGCCTGCTTTAACTTGCTCTGTACTAAACCGTAAAACTGTAAAACCCATCATTGCTGCGGAGTTATATTTCTCCATATCCCCGATGTAACCTTTACCTCTTGTGTGACGGCCTCCGCTCCAGATCCCGCCTTCTACCTCAATCAAAATCTTTGTACCCGTTATTAAAAAATCTGCTCTCCATTTACGATCAGGATGGAACTTATATTCCTGTTCAAAACCAATCTTGCATGCTCTTAAATGCGTTGCCAGAACCATTTCACCCACACTTGGTTGTCTGGTAACTTGCTTTGCTGAACGCCGCTTTTTATTTTTCTTTATCGGAAATAACTTGCGGTATTCAGCAATGCTGACTGACGACATCAAGCACCACCCTTCAGCAAATGGTCCAACTCCCTAGCAAAATGGCTATACATCTGAGACTTTTCAAAATCTCTTATACGACTTAATTCATGTGCCTCAACTCTGTACCTCTGAGCCATTTCACTTATTGATTTTTTAAGCTCATCCAGATTCGCTTGTTGTTCTTTTTGAATCTCCCAAGCCCACTTTCCAGATTTACCCTCAAACTCACTCATGACTGGCTCCTTTATAATTCTCAAAGAAGAACGTCACAGGTTTTGTCTTAATTTCAATCAAACCGAAACGAAGTAAATGACGAGCATGTGTGCTATCACGTAATAACTGCACATCACGGTAATGTGTAAGCAACTTTCGCCACCCTTCCAGCGGCATAGACGATTTGTTTGTATTGCAAGGAACACATGCAGGGTTCATGTTTTCTAAAGTATCGTTTTGCGGTCTAGTCATTTCGCCTGAAATCAACTTGCCACCACCAACATGAATTAAATCTCGCTTCACTGCTTCGATATGGTCTGCATGCCACTTATCGCCAAGCAAATCACCACAGTAAGCGCAATGTCCACCAAACTTTTGTTTTAGCTCAGCACGTTGCTGTTTAGTTAGTTTCATTGGTGAATTCCTTTCTTAATATGTTCTTTACGCGCCAACCACCACAAAACCACCGCACCGCTAATAGCTGCTGTAAAAAATGAAATGAGTAAACCCCACGCTAAAATCTCGAATTTATTCAAGCCGCCTCTCCTTTACCTTTTTGTTGAAATCCAACCTGAATGAGGTATGGCATCAATTTTTGTTGTTGCTCTGGATCTGCAAGTTTCACTGCGACACGTGCAGCAAGTTGTTCATAGCTCTCGTTACCTTCAGCGTATTTGCTTGCAAACTCAGGATGTACAGAAAGTTTTTGAGCAAATGAGTAAATCTGTTTTGAACTAAGAGTATTTGATTCTCCCTGCGGGACTCGGACCTGCGTTCCAGAATTTGGTTTTTTAGATTGTTCACGTGCTTGATATTTTCCACATGCGTTGATTAACCAATCTGCAAAGTGGTAATTCATGAGTTCATCACAAAGATTCTTCTCGGCGTTGTAGAGTTCAAATGCTCGTAACTCTCGATCGAACCAATTCGCATTTTTAATCTGCTCGTAAGTTTCCTGATCAGTTGCCAAAAGAATTTCTTCACCAAGTTTTTTCAAACTCAACCATGTTTTTTTATTTTTAGATTCTTCTGATAGATTCTTTGAAAGATTCCGTGTCCCAACGTTGGGACTGTTTAACGGAATTGTTGGGACTCTTTCATGGAATTGTTGGAACTGTTCCGTTGTTGGAACTGTTCCATTGTTGGTATTGTTTAAATCATCATTTTCCGTGTCAAAGTGTACCTTTGTTGGTACGGTTTCCCGACCTTTAACTCCGATCAAAAGATAGACTTTTACCTGCTTAGTTTTACCTTCGCGCTTACCAGTATCGATAATAAATCCGTCTTCAATTAACTCATCAATGATTTTTAAAACGGTCTTACGGTCCATTTCCGTGTCATCAACTAAACGAGCAATACTTGGATAGCATTCATGTGTTTCACCAGCTCGATCGGCTAGTGAAAGAAGGACTAATTTTTTGAGTGGTTTTAATGCTCCACCCACCTTTTGTTTTTGACGGGTTTTCCAAGCCCAAACTGTTGCATCTAGACTCATTTATCCCCCTCTTCATTCAACTGAATGAATGTGCTACCCAAATAGCGGATCCGTTTAGCTCGATATAAACTTGAGATGATCGGGCCAGCATGAATAAGATAAATCCCATGTTTTCCATGCTCGTCAACCAAAGCCTGCATGAATTCATCACGTGTTACAGCAGCATTTTTTTCGTCACGGTTTTGGCGGGCTAAATTTTCCTTCCGTTTTTTCAACAAACCAGACAAAGTTCTTAATGCTGGTTCATGCCAGGATTGAATATGCTTTTGTTGTTGTTCAAAGGTACTCATGACACCTCCGCTAATGCTTGCTCAGCTTTTGTTAGGCGGCGTTTAGCGTTGAGCTCTGCTACTGTTGCTGTGCGGATTTCTTTTGAAGAAACTAGAATCAAATGTTTCTCTGATTTGATGGTCCATAAACTAGTCAAAGTTTTGTTTTTAACTTCAAACAAATCATTTGATTTGAAAGTACGGCACTCTTTAGTAAGTACTACAACGTCACCTATTAAAAAATCAGGTGAGTTGAGTTCGATTGGTTGTTCTGATAAATTGTTTGTGTTCATTTGATCCACCTCAATTGAATGCCTAGAAGCCTGATCCTCGAAATCAGGCTTTTTTTATTTCTAAAATTTGGGAATCTGGGTTTACCCCAACTGTCCCAATTAATCCTAGACGCTCCCTTTTCTTCCTATTTTTTTCGGCTCTTTCAAGCATTAAGCTAACTTCATGATATTCACCCATAATGGCTTTCTCTAAGAGGATTACGGCTTGATGCGCATAATCTTTACCTCGGACATCCGAGATCAATCTCAAACGCTCCATCATGTCAGGGAGCATCTTCAAACGAAGATCTTCTTTTTCAAGGCTCATGAAACTCTCTTAAATGGTAGTGTTGGTTCTTGTTCAAGCAGCTTAAAAGCAGCAGCTTCAGGCACAAATTCACCCCACTGGTAAACTGCTTGACGGCTAATTTTTAAGATTTTTGCGATTTTTGGCGCATTGAACCGAGCCAAAACATCTGATGTTTTCATCTCAATTCGCATATTAATTCCTAACTTCAACTTTACTTTGTCAAGTCTACTTTACGAATAAATGTTTAGCAAGCTTTGCAAATGAAAAGTTAAGATTTCTTTACATTTTACATATGGCAATAGCCATGAGATTTACACTATGAGCACTCTACAAGAGCGAATGTCTTTAGCTATAAAACACTATGAGTCTGAAACAGGTAAAAGATTCAAGAATACTGATTTAGCTAGATTTGCAGGCGTTAGTAGAGCTAATGTCGGACTATGGGTAAATGGGCCAACACAAGAACTTGAAGGCTCAAATTTAGTAAAAGCTGCCGAGTTTTTGGGGGTTTCTAAAGATTGGCTTGCTGGTCAAAGCAACAAAATGGATGCTACAAAAATTGATAATAATGTCTCCAAGAAAGTAGCAAAATTAGCACCTGTACTTTCATGGGTTCAAGCTGGAACTTTTACCAATGTGCAATCAGTTGATCTATCAATGGTTGAAGAGTGGCTCCCTTTACCTGATGAATGCACTAATTGTTTTTATTTAAAAGTTCAAGGCGTTAGTAATCAACCTGACTTTCTAGAGGGTGATTACATTCTTGTTGACCCAGATGTTTACTACAGTGACATGCAATCCGGCGATATGGTTGTGGTTCGAAGATTTGAAGATGCAACTTTTAAAAAGCTTGTTATAGAGACAGATGGATCTCGTTATCTACAAGCCCTAAATCCTAAATTTGAACCAAATATCATTCCATTGGATGAACATTGTTATTTTGTAGGTCAAGTGGTTGATTGTATGCGATATACATATAGAGCAAAAAGAAGAACAAGGCCAAGTTAAGTTTGAATTGTAAACTCACCGCAGCTTTTAAATGATAGAAATGGAGTAAAGCTATGAAGGCTTTGTAAAACCCCAAACACCATGACATTTAGATAACGAAATATATAACATTTAATATGTTGTGTTTATAAACCCTTAAACAATTCATTTTATAATATGTGCTAACATGAGTAAGAATATAACCTCTATTAAAAAATTAAATGTCCTTAAATTTCGGGCTCTCAATAATCTCGAAATAAATTTTGGGCAAAGAGTCACTGTAATCTGTGGCAAAAATGGAACAGCAAAATCTACTATTTTAGGTTTATTAGCTCAAATCTTTAGTTTTGAAAAAGATTATATTAAACAAAGTGATCTAGATTTTAGTCCACTTCATATGAAATCTTTTAAATCCCGATTTAGTGATCATTTTCGCCTATCAGAACAATTTGACTTTGCAGGTGACTTAGAAGCTTCTTATGAAATCTATGATGCTTACTTTAAAACTGATATTTCTCCAAAGTTAAAGTTCTATAAGTTGCAAGATAGACCACTACCACGAGCTATTGTTAGAAACAACATAACAACAACCACGGTTACGAATGAAAGCCGTAATGTAACTCATCCAGTTATTTATTTAAGTTTAAATAGACTCCTTCCAATTACCAGTCGAACAGACTATGAAATTAAAGATTTGGAATATTTAAATAATCATTATCAAGAATTTATACGTGCAAATAATCAGCTTTTATGTAAAACAACAGGGACACAAATAACGTCTACAACTGGATCATTAGACTCTGTAGTGGTGCATGGTGATAACTATAACCATGAAGCAATTTCTGCTGGAGAAGATAATGCTGGGCAAATTATTCAAGCTCTTTTCTCATTTAAAAAGTTAAAAGAAGAGTATCCAGACTATCATGGTGGCTTATTATTAATTGATGAAGCAGATGCTGGGTTATTTCCAGGTGCTCAATATCAATTAAAAGAAATATTTAATCGTTATGCTAAAGATTTAAATATACAAATTGTTCTTACTACACATTCACCAATTTTAATTGAGGAATATCATAAATTATCGCAAACAGACCGTAAGAACTTCAAAACAATTTATTTATCTAACAAGATGAATAGAATTGAGGTTTTTGAAAATTTTTCATGGTCTGATATTTTTGCAGATATTAGTGTCAGAATGAAAGAAATTAGTCGTCAATTAACTTTTCCCGAGACTAATGTTTACTTTGAAGATGGTGAAGCTTTAGCTTATTTTAATGCCCTTATAACAAAGCAAAAAACTAGAAAACCCTTAAGAATCATGAACGGAATTTCTATGGGGTGTGGAAACTATCTAGAATTAATTCGCCAAAAAGTCCCTGAATTTGCAAAGCTAAGTTTATTAATATTAGATGGAGATGTACCACAAAAGGACGTTGCAGGCCACAAAAATATTATTAAGCTTCCTGGCTCTATCCCTCCTGATCAACTTTTATTTGAATTTTTATATAAACTGCCCGAGGATGATGCATATTGGAATAATGAATTTAGATTTACAAAACTAGTTTTTATAGGATTATCTTGCGTAACAAAAATCTTTCAAGAACTTTCTTTACCAAGTCAACCTGATGAAAACTTTTGTTTAAAAACTATAATAAATAATTTTAATTACAATAGTTCAGCAGATGATCGCATAAGATCACTTTTTAAAAACTTCTTTAAATCAGAAGAAATTCAAAGACTTATAAAGAATTCTATAAAAACAAATCCTTATAGATATATGGTTAAACAGTCACCTGAAATCCAAAGGGATTTTAATGAAAAGGTTATTAATGCAACTAAACATGTTTTAACCAAAAATAAAGGTGTGGCTTCAAGTCTAGTGGAAACTTGGTATGAAAATGCTTAAACTTCTTATATGGCCTTTGGAGTCAGTATATTGAGTATCTATTACACACCACTCCGCTACCCTGGTGGTAAAGGAAAGTTTGCACCGTTTGTAAAAGATTTAATGGAAACAAACAACCTTAATGGTGATTACCTAGAACCTTATGCTGGGGGGGCTGCTGTTGCTTTGGATTTATTGTATTCGGGTTATTGTAAGAATATTCATATCAATGATCTTGATCTTGCAATCTTCAATTTTTGGCATTCAATTACAACCCGCACTGATGATTTCCTCAAATTAATCTTTGATACAGACGTTAATATAGAGGAATGGTATAAACAAAAAGATATTTTATCTAAGCCTGAAGAATATGATCAACTAGATCATGGTTTTGCAGCTTTTTTCCTCAATAGAACTAACCGATCTGGAATTCTTAAAGGCGGTGTAATTGGTGGTAAAAACCAAAATGGTAATTACAAATTAGATGTACGTTTCAATAAAGAGAATCTTTCCAAGAGAATTGAAAAGATTGGTCGCCATGCTAATCAGATCAATGTGTATAACCTAGACGCTCTCGATCTATTATCACAAGTTGATAGTTTTCTTCCTCAAGACTCATTGATATACCTAGATCCCCCTTACTATGTTAAGGGGCAAGGGCTTTACCGAAACTTTTACAAACACGAAGATCATGAAAGAATCCGAAATACTTTAGACCATGTTCAGACTAAGTGGATTGTTTCATATGATAATTGTCCTGAGATAAAAGATATCTATTCTGGTTATCATCAAGAAGATTATGCATTGAATTATAGTGCTTATTACAAAATGAAAGGTTCGGAAGTGATGATTTTTTGTGATTCAATTAAACTTGTAACTATTCCCAATCAACAGCTTGAAATAACTCTAGCGTAGATTTAAATTAAAATAATTTTAAGATCCCACCACTAAGGTGGGTTTTCTTTTTTATCAAAACAAAATGTTTAGTTTAGTTTACATTATTTTGTAAATCACACTTTACATATTTAATTTTGTAAAGTAATCTTTACCTCGTAGACTATAAAAAAGCACACCGACTCTTCTACCTTCCGATGTGCTTTTGCAAACTGCGAGATCAATTATGAACGTAAAAGCTACCCCTTTCAACTCCTTTGCATTTGTCAGCATGGCTGCTCTTGCAATCTCAGGTGGTTCTTTAGTTGCTTGTCAGCTACAACCAGCTTTCCAAACAAAAGAAGCTCCTTCTCTATTTACTCCAAAAACGCAACCAAGTACTTACGGGGTTTTAACCGCAAAAATAACAGGTAAACATTCTGGCGTTGCAGTCATCAAATTAGATAGCTTCCGTTTAAACGTTAGCTTTGATTTTGAAGCTCATTTAGACAGTTACGGCGTTCCGGGTTCTGAATTTACAGCTGTTGATATTACTCAACTCACAGTAAATGAAATCACTGATATTAACGGTAAGTCATATAACGATTTCACCGAATTTGAAGACATCCGAAACATCAATGGCCTTCTAAAAGGCTTCATCGAACGTAACAAGTTGGTGGAGGCTTAAAGATGTCTAATTTCAAAAAACACCCTGACGGCTACATGTCATTTTTAGGCCGTGATGATAAGGGCCTCTACTCTGTTCGTATTGGCTGGCAAGTGTACGCATCTAATGCTAATGGCTCAGTTCTTTACAAAGTTAAAGACGGATTTAAGACGCCTTTAAATGTGTTTAGGTTCCAAACTTCTTATCCAAAAGTTTGGAATGAACTCACCCAAGAAATCGATTTTCAGCGCAGAAAGCAGCTCGCTATAAAACTGCGTGAAACAAATATCCCTACTTATGACCGCAAAGCTTACAAGCAAAAACGCGGCTTCACCGGCTCTAGATGAGGATAAGAAAAATGACAACTGAAAACTCAAAAGACAACTTACATATCTGGAATGCAGTTAAGCAAACGCCTACCAATTTTCTTAAAAAAATTGAGTTTGGTTATTTAAAAGGTAAATCAGATATTAACCCTCAATGGCGATTAATGGCTATGACTCAGGCCTTTGGTCCCGTTGGTCATGGCTGGACTTATAGACATGTACGTTTATGGTCTGAAACTGCTCCAGATGGAACCATTATGGCTTTTGCTGAAGTAGCAGTAAAAACCAAGATTGATGGTGTTTGGGGTGAGGAATTTTTCGGCAACGGCGGTTCAGCAATTGTTGAAGTTCAAAAGGGCAAATTAGTAGCGATTGATGAAGGTTATAAAAAGGCCGTTACTGATGCTCTTGGTGTAGCGTTTAAAGCTATTGGTGTGGCAGCTGATGTCTACCTCGGTAATTTTGATGGAAGTAAATATCTATACAACTATGACTATGCCTATCTAGAGCAAAATGCCTCTACCCCAGCAGGTCAAAATACAAATCAAAATAATCAGACAATCGCTCAGGGTGGTAACCAGAAGCCGCCTCGTACTCAGGACCAACTATATCAAGATGCATTAAAAGCAATTAAAGATGCTCCAGACACTAACATTTTAAATGCTGCCATTAAGAAGTTTAAAGGTACTACGTATGAGGCAGGTATCAATAGAGCATGCCAAGCACGTGCCGATCAGATGGGTTGGGCGCCTAAAAACAATCCTCAGCAAGTTCAACAACAACAGTCGTTACATCACTAAAAGGAGAGCTATTTATGTCTAACTTACTAACTGCAGCTGAAGCATTTGCAGCTCTTCAAAACGGTAAAACTGTTCTATGTCGTCCAGCCGGAGACATGTTGGACTTTGCCGATTTAGATCAATTCCCCGCTTCTGTTTTTGGCAAACCGGGTTTTGAATTCTGCATCAAAATCGAAACTATTGAACTGGCTGGCATTACATTCACAAAGCCATTAACTATTGATGAGTATGAAGACGGTCAGGAAGTTTTTGTAATCAGTACATATTCACCTACGGTCTATGTTCTAGATTTCAAAACTAACGCATTAATTGATTCTATTAACAGTGGCTTCGTTCAACGTGATGCAGAAAACGCCAAGCTTCAATTAAAAGCACTGTCCAAAGCGTTAGGTTTTGAAGTTAATGATGACTTAAGTGTTATTCGTCTTGGTGAGGAACCTAAAAAACAGAGAGGCAAAAAATCAAAAGCTGAAAAGCCTAGTGAAGTTATTTCTGCAGAAACTCAACCAACAATTGTTATTACCGAACAAACAAATGTCATCACATCTGAAGATCTGTTAGTTCCAGAAACTAACGAGCCTAAAGTAGATCCTGAATATCAGAAGGCATTAGATGCTCTTCTACAGCGTGTAAAAGAGTCAAAAACACCTGCAGAAGTAAATGCGGTTTATCGTTATACCCGCACATGGGATGACGAACAAATGAAGCCTATCCTTCTCGCCACTCACAAACGTCTTGAAGAGCTAGAAAAAGAAAAGGCATCTGCTAATGAGCCACCCTCTTTAATGGTTCAGATCCAGAACGCACCAGACCTCACAACATTGGATGCGCTGGAAATAGATGTGGCTGCACGAGATCCACAGATTCAATCACGACTCATGGATTTTGTTAAGAAACGTCGCTTTGAGTTAGAAAATCCAGCAGTTTCTCAACCAGAAGCAGACCCTGATTATCTATTAGTGGATGGCTTCTAATATGAAAGATCAGTACAAGAAAGTGAGTCAAAAACACATGCTTGGCTTTATGTACTACTTGCAATTGCTGGGCTATGTAATAGTCCGGCAAGGCATGGATCAAGCAATGTTTCTAACCAAACATTATGCGGTACCAGTCGCTTGGCGCCGCATAACGATCGACTATCACAACCGATTAAATAAACCGGCACAACAACTTTATAAAGAGTTTGTTGAGTGGACTAAAGAAGAATATTTGAGGGCTTAGGTAATGATTGATCTAAATAAAAAAAGAGAAGCTTTTGAAAGATTTCATGCCAAAGAATGTAATTGCAGTTATGAAAGTTTAAAACGTCAACTAGATAGACAAGAGGCACTAACAGGACACAGATATTTACCAACTAGTCCTCGTCATGAAGCTTGGTTGATTTGGGATGCCGCATGGAATGACGCCAGTGCTCAGGTGTTGCCAACTTGGATCAGCATGGATGATGAATGGCCGCCTACTGACATAATGGTACTTATTTGTTGGGCTGATGCACCTGATGTTACCCCCGAACAAGACTATATGACTATTGATGAAGATTTAAATAGTGTATGGGCAAATTATCATAATGATGCGCCTTCACACTGGATGCATTTTCATAGTGTGCCAAACGTATCTGGAGCTGCTAATGAGTAAGGTTATTGGTGAAGTTAATTTGAGCCCTAGCAGTATTGAAGGTACTCCAGATCAGGTAGCTGTTCATATTTTTGAAAAAATCATTTGTCCAAGTACTGAGGAGCTTCTCAAAAATAATCCTGAGGCGGCAAAGGTTTTTGCATACCACATTTTTGGTTTAGCACTTTCTCAGCTTGCCGAATTCCATTCAACTAAAAGTTTAGATAAAGCTGTATCCGTTACTCTTCACAACCTTTTGCGTCAATTGAAGAAAGAACGTAATGAGTTGAAGCATTAAGGAGATTTATATGTCACGTTTAACTAAATTAGATCGTATGACACATGCAGAAAAAGAGGCTGCAAAGAAAGAATTTTGGGAAGCTGCTGATAATCAAACCTTCCCACCTGAAACGGTTGCAATCGTAATGCACGTATCTTTACCGTGGTTGCAGAAGAAAAGATGTGAAGGCGGCGGTATTCCCTTTTCGAAACCGCACAAACGTCAGGTAAATTATGTGAAGGCTGATGTTTTGGCGTATATTGAACAAAACAAAATGGCACATACTGCATAAGCGGCTAAGTGCCGCTTTTTTAATCAATTAAAATAGACCTTTAATAGACTTAAACCTGAAAAATAGACCTTATTTACCGAAATAGACCATTAATAGACTATTTTTGTATTGCTAAAGATTGTGTAATATTGCATTGTATTGTTTTAATATAAATTACTAAAAATATTGATTTTTTAATATCGTTAGGTATTGCTTAATATTGCACTGTATTGCTAGAATTGAGAAAGACCCGC